TCTACTTGGGTGTCTTTATCACCAGTAGTAGAGGCAGATGCGGGAGTATTTAGAACATACGCATTTATGTGGCAGGGCACACTTACAGGTATGTCTAGCTCACAAGAAACAGTTTATTGGCGAATGAATTTTAATGTATCGGGGTCCGTACATAACAGTACATATCAAAGTATGTATGTATACATAGATAATACAACTTAATTATGAAAAACTATTCAATCTATAATACCGCTACAGGGATTATTCATACACAAGGACAAACTTCTGTTAATAGTGTAGATGATATATTATTAAACGAAGGCGACAGTATTATTGAGGGAGACTTTGACAGGGCAACACAGAAGATTGTTGATGGGGTTGCAGTAAGTTATACGCCAGACTTTTGGCCTAAAGTTAGAAGGACTAGAGACTTTTTATTAGCAGAATGTGATTGGACACAAAGCCCTGATAGCCCTTTGACAACAGAAAAGAAAGCAGAGTGGACTACATACAGACAAGCTTTACGAGACGTGCCGGCTACTAACTCATCAGTAACAGATATTGATAGTGTAGTATGGCCAACTAAACCACAATAAGGTAAGATAAAACCATGAAGAATACAGGCATAAACAAACCTCTTGACCACCAAGAGCCCCATACATATAAAGATCTTTGCAGTTGTTCTTACTCAACAGTAAAGGATCATGATGGGACTATTCCTGGGGTAAAAGAATCTGAAAAACCATTTTTTGATCTTTGGAGAAAAGATAAGGAGTAATTATGTATAACTATGGCAAAAAGAAACCTAGTAAAAAGAAATCTATGACTAAAAAACCTAAGTCAATGAAAATGTCTTACGGCAAAAAGAAAAAGAAGTAGGTAAGTATGGATAAGCTAGGAGTGCTTTGCACACAAAAGGAAGTGCTGCACGGTCAACGTGCACAAATAACTTTAGACTTAGAGGTTTTATTAAATAACCCAACTAGTATTCCCGAGCATACAGCTTTTAGTATTGAACTAGATAAGCTCATAGGACAACTAGCAGAGGTTAATGATAAGATAAAGATTATTGATTTTTTAATATCAACATCGGAGAAATCAAATGGCTAATGAAAAATATATGCAAGCAGCAAAAGCTCGCAAAAAGAAAAGAAAGAAAAGCACAATGAACTTTCCTGATTTAAATAAAGACGGAAAAATAACTTATGCTGATGTTCTTATGGGCCGCGGCGTAAAAGGTAAATAAATAATGAGATATAAACCAGAAGGCAAAGAAGAGTCTAATGAACATTTAGGCAAGGTAAAAAGCATTAAAATTGAGCATAATTCACCTAATCAAAGTTCAACAGAAGGTTTTGATCTTATGAGTCCAGAAGAAGTTTCAGAGTATTTTGACAATATACCTATGGATAAGGGGAAGAAAAATGGCAAGAACTAAAAATAGACCCCTTCAAAAAGTTGTAAAGAAAAGTATTTCTAAACGACAAGAAGCTGCTTTAAAAAGACACAGCAAACATCACAGTGCAAAACATATGGCTTTTATGAAAAGACGTATGCTCATGGGAGACACCATGCGCCAAGCACACAAAAAGGCCATGAATAAAACTGGTAAATAGTGGCTGCTAAAAGAAACTATCGTAAAGAGTACGATAACTACCATTCAAAAGAAACACAAAAAAAACGCAGAGCTGGACGCAATAAGTCTAGACGTATTATGGTGCGCTTAGGTAAAGCTAAAAAAGGCGATGGTAAAGACGTAGCACATAAAGATAACAATCCTTTAAATGCTAAAGTAAAGAATATTAGAATGGAATCAAAAAAATCTAATAGATCCTTCAAACGCACAAAAACATCCCGCAGGAAGAGAAATTGAACATCATTTGGTATACTATAATAATAGCCTTATTGATTATGGCAGGAGTTTTTTATATGGAATACATTGAAAAGTTTTTTAAAAAAATGAAAAAAAGTTATGCAAAACTTTTTAAATGGGGATTAACACCCGATAAACCACAAGCGCCAAAGAAAAGAGGGCGCCCAAGAAAGAAAAAATAATGCCAAGAAAACCAGTAAAAAAGAAAACTAGTAGTAGAAAGGGGGCAACTCCCACTAATCCAAGCTTATATGCTAGAGTAAAGTCAGAAGCTAAACGTAAGTTTAAAGTTTGGCCTTCAGCATATGCTTCAGGTTGGTTGACCAAGACTTACAAACAAAGAGGTGGGGGCTACAGATAGTGGCTAAACCAACGGGTGGACTCACTAAATGGTTTAATGAAGAGTGGGTTGATATAGGCAGAAAGAAAAAAGGTGGCGGGTATGCGCCTTGTGGAAGAAAAAAAGCTTCTACTAAACGCAAAGGATACCCAAAGTGTGTACCTAAAGCGAAAGCTGCAAGTATGACTGCATCGCAGAAAAGGAGTGCTGTAAAACGTAAACGAGCCAAAGCCCAAGGTGTGGGTGGAAAGCCAACTAGAGTTAGAACTATAGCAAAGAGGAAGACAAATGCCCGCAAAAAGAAAAGGTAAAATGCCTGCAAGAAATAAAAAGAACTTTCGTTCTACGAAATCTGGTGCTGGTATGACTGCTGCGGGAGTAAAAGCTTATCGTAGATTAAATCCTGGCTCAAAACTTAAAACTGCAGTTACAGGTAAAGTTAAAAAAGGTAGTAAAGCTGCTAAAAGAAGAAAGTCTTTTTGCGCGAGATCTGCTGGTCAAATGAAAAAATTCCCAAAAGCAGCAAAAAACCCTAATTCAAGGTTAAGACAAGCACGAAGACGTTGGAAGTGTTAATTTTTTGCACTTTTTAAAAAAATGGCTTCACCAGATGCCCGTGGTGAACATATCTCAAAGTAGTTAATGCAATAAGTATCGTAACAGCTAAAATGCAGTGACGGGCTTCTCAGAGCGTGTAACGCGGTTTCGCTGTTTTAGCTGTCTTATATTATAGTTTTCACCCGCATTTCGTAAATTTATGAGTTTTTTCTCAAGTTTTGAGTAAGTTCCCCATTCTTTTAGCTCAATTGCGGTTCTTCCACAGCCTTTGCAACGTTCATCACCCCATTGGGTTACAGAACAAACTCCAATACAAGGGCAATCCGCAAGACTTGCACAACAACCAATTGCTTTTGTTAATCTAGTAAACCGTGTTTCTTCAGTCATTGTTTTTTTCTACAACTTTTATTAGACGCTGTAGATACCACTCTGCTTTTCGCAAGTCCTGTTCTTGGTTCTTTTGTTCATACCGCCAAAGATATTTCATTACATTACCTTTACAGTACGCAGCAAATTGATCGTCTGTCATACTTGCTTGTATTGCACTTATGCACTCTATACCACCCTGGTTATAGTGTGCAGGTTTGTTTACTGGGTCAAATTCCATTTAATCCTCCTTATTATGTAAACATATGTTGCTTATTTTGTCTATAAATTGTTCAATTGGCAAGGCACACTTGAGAAACTCGTCTAAAGTAAAAAATTCTTTTTGGAAGTCTTGGCTTACAATACAAAGATCCGGGGCCCCTAAAATGTAATACACAGGCATGTTGTAGTCATACTGTCTTTGTAACCAGATTCTTTGTTGTGGCGAAAGATCAACTTTTATTTTTGACGTGCCACGTTTGGGAAGTTGTTGTATATATTTGTATTCAAAAAAAGCAAACCCTGCTGGGCCTGAATAAAAAGTGTCGGGTACACCGCCATGATATGGGTCATTGATTTTCCACTTATAAATTTCTTTAGGAAGTTTCTTGTGGATTTTGTTGATGAAGTCCTTTTCTTTCAAGCTTTATTTCTCGCTCTCGCATAAGAAGCTGTAAATCATGCCATCGATAAAACGTTTTATTTACATGATCCCAGAACCAACCTTTATGTGCAGTAGAACATTTGCAGGCATGTCTGGGTTTATTACATTTATTACAATCTAACATTAAATACATCCTAAACTTAGTATACACGGCGCGACAGTATATGTCGCACCATGTAAGTAAAATAATTACTTAGATACGCTATCAAATACTTTTTTAGCGTTTTCGTAATCGTCATCAGTAACCCAACCAACATTTTCTACGGCAATGTTATAAAACTTTTGCCCTGCACGGTTTTGGGTTTGTGAAGAAGACATCTTCCATAGAGAAGAAAATCTATCTCCACCTAAACGGGCGACTTGCGTGTTCCATTCTCTTGAGACTCTTAGCTTCGATGAAGCACAGTCAAAGATAAATGGTGTATCAAGTGCACCTGTTTTTGCATCTTTTTTAATTAAAAGATGAGATTGAGTCTGAGTGATGTCAAAATCATCAGGATTCAATCCTTGTGCAGTTAGAGAATCAATGGCATCTTTTTCAGTACTGTATGTACCTGCTAAGCCCCCACCTTTTTCTCGTTTTTTCCAAGCGACAAACTCTTCGGTGAATTTTACGTTAATAACGTAAATTTCTTTTCCGTAGTTTTCTCTTGTTATGGTGTTGATAAAGTCACCTGGTTTGCTTCCCTCAATGTGTTCACTGTGGTTTTCGTCAACTTCATTAGATAACTGTTGAAGTTGTTTAACCCTAGGGGTTTGCAAGTGATCTGCAGTAACGTTTTCGTTACCAAGACCACCACCAGCCTGCACGTGTGCAGGTACCTTATCGCTTACTAATGCAATATCACTCATAGTACGTACTCCTTGTTTCGTTGATATTGTTAATATTACTTTGACCTGAAATTAATTCGGGTCAACTCCGTTGATGTTACGCCTGGCAAATCCATGCCGAGTTGTAACAATTCCCTATAAGCAGTTGCTGACATACGTTTTTGCAGCAGCTCGAACTGTTTTGTATCGAGTATGTGCTGGTAAACAAAATCCCAGTTTTCTACCGTTGGGACCGTTTCTGTTTTAATAGAAACGGTACACGTATCATTCCCCACTCGATCAATCCCTTGATTCTTTAGTGTGGTTGCGATTTGTGTTTCTAATTCTAATTTTCTAGATTTAAGAATTTTTTCTTGTTCTAGCAAATTAGCTAATTGGGTTCGCGTATCCGCGAGATCATTTAACATGTCATCCATGTTTCGTGTTTCGTCGTTCAATGTATAGTCTCCGTACTGTTTGCGGGTGTTGCAAGAAACACTCCGTCTGTTAATGTAATGGCTTCCTTGCCAGCCTGTAAAACTAATTCTTCTAAATTATCTTGATCTATATCTCCACGTAAAACTAAAAGTTCTGATATAGCAAATACTAAAGCTGCTGCAATAACATCAGCGGGACGCTTTTTTAATTCTTCTACAGTTTCCATAATTTCTATACTAAGTTGTAGTTTGTGTTTTTTCATTTTGTAGCCCTGTTAATATATGAAGAAGGTTTTCCATTTTACCTAGCTTACCATTTAATTTTGCATACACATCTTCTTCCCAGGTTTTATGGGCTGCAATAAGTATTGTTTCAGTTTTTTGTGTTTGACTTGCTCTATGAATACGTCGATTGAATTGTTGAAAATGTTCTGCGTTGTATGTAGGAGAACACCAAATTGCTGTGGTAGCTTTTGTAAGAGTAAGTCCATGACCTGCAGATTGTGGATGACAAAACAATACACGTATTTGGCCTGCTTGAAAGCGTTGTACAATACCAATACGTTTTTCAGCAGGAACACTACCATCAATAATTTCATAAGATAGCTTTTCTTTTTCTGCTTGTTCTATAAGCGCATCTCTTTCATGTTTCCAATTAAACGCTACGATACAGTGTTTGCGTTCTTTAATAAGATCGATGACTAGGTTGTAACGTTCTTGGTGAATGTATTGAACTTGACCTTCTTCATCATATACACCACCTGAGATGAGTTGTAATAACTTTTTAACCCGGGCTCCTGCGTGTACAGCATTAATCGTACCTGCTTGTGTATACAAAACACTCTCTTCTGCGAATGTTTTGTACATTTGTTGAACTTGGGGAGCTA